AGAAGTGCGGTCGAGTGGAGCATCAACTCTTCCGCGATCGACCGAAGGGACAGCGAGCGAAGTTCGTCTGCTACAGGTGTCTTGGTGCTGAGGCTCCGAAGCCGAGTGATGAGTTGCTCGAGCTGTCAGAGATAATCGAATCAGCTCTGGCCATCCCGAAGGAGGAGCTACAATGAAACGCTGGGTAGTACATGCAGAAGGCACGATCACTCTAGTGACGGTTGTCGAAGCTGATTCGGAGAAAGAGGCTCGAGCGCTGGCACTCGAGAGGTCTCCTACTAGGCTGGGGTATCAGGCAGAGATGGAAAGCGATGATACCGCTTGGGTGACGACTGGAGAGCTCGATTGCGATGTGCAGGAAGAGGACATTGTGTCGGTTGAGGAGTTGTAGGAGGAGCTGCACTAAAACGTATTAGCTCATGGAGGTCAAGCGATGAGTATGGGTTTGGCAAGAAGCCTTCACAGACGCAGGATAGATGTCTGTGATGAATGTGGTGAGGATATCCTGGACTACTTTAACGACCACTATGTTGGGTGGATTTTAGGGCGTCGTTGGGACTTGCACAAAGAGTGCTTCGACAAGCGCAGGTTGGACATGGACGACGACAGCCCATGTGCCATACATATATGGCAACGTATGGCAACATATGGCAATTGCACTACGTTGCCATATGTAAAGTTTTCATAGCTAGACAGGAGAGTAAACAGATGAAGACCATCTACATCGCAGGACCGTTCCGTGGGAAGACACCATGGGACGTCGAGACCAATATCCGCAATGCGGAGACCTTTGGGTTGCATGTCGCCCGGCTCAATGCGATCCCAAGAATCCCCCACACCATGTATCGATTCTTCGAGGGCTCGTTGCCGGACGCGTTTTGGTTCGAGGCAGCCATGAGCCTGTTGCGTGATTGCGACGCAATCTTGCTTATTCCTGGCTGGCAGCACTCGAGCGGCGCTATGGCTGAAAAGGCTGAGGCTGAGCGGTTGGGCAAGAAGGTGCTGTACAGTGTGACCGAGGTCGAGGAGTGGCTCGGTTGGGTAGTTGGAGGACCCAGGTTTCCAATTCAGGCAGCGAGCAGGTCCACCGATGTACCATAACGGCACAATGGAGGTCGAGAGATGAAAAGGAGCTGGCCTAGGGCCGAGGTCGATTTGGCCCGCGTGGTCATTACCTACCTCAGAGATAATCAATGGGACGTGTACCAAGAGGTGGAAGTCTTTGGCTGGGTAGCTGACATTGTCGCCGTCAATGGGCGGATGGTGTGGGTTATCGAAACGAAACGTAGTCTCACCTTTGAGGTCATCCAGCAAGCTGAGCGCTGGGGCAGGTATGCACACTACGTATCGATTGCTGTGCCAGAGGTCCGCCTGTCCGCCGGCCGCGAATTTGCTTATCGTGTTTGCGAGAAATTCGATGTAGGGGCAATGTCCGTCAGCAGCCCTCTTGGGTACCCGCCCAGCGGATATGTCAAGGAGAACGTGGTCTCACGTCTCAACCGTAGAGCCATGGCCGACAGAATCCGTGATCGTCTCACCGATGCTCATCGTACCTACGCCGAAGCCGGCAATGCTGATGGACGACGGTGGAGCCCGTTCAAAGAAACCTGTGATCGTGTACGCATGGCTGTGGAACGACAGCCAGGTATCACGATGAAGGAGCTCCTCGACGGCATCACCACTCACTACGCATCGACAGCGTCGGCCAAGAGTTCCATTGCGTATTGGGCGCGACAGGGTAAGATTGATGGTGTGCGATGTGAGCTCGATGGACGACGGCTGAGATTTTTCCCAGAGTGAACAACTCCCCACTCAACTAAAACGTATTAGCTCATAGAGGTCGCGAGATGAGAGGCAGGAGGAAAAAGACGTGATAGTAGGCAAAGCCAAAACATCTAAGGACCCGGAGACCAATCGCAGACGGCAGGAGGCTGGTACGCCGCGGGGGTTGTTCGAGCAGTTGCACAGCGAGTGCCTCTTTACGGTCGATATATGCGCCGTGGCTCACAACGCGAAGCTGGTGCGCTACGTGTCTCCAAAAGAGAATGCTCTGACAGTCGCGTGGAACGCTGAAGGCCTCTCTTGGTTACCGAGATGTCCTTGTCGTAAGGCCGAGCGCGTCTGGTGCAATCCGCCGTACGATGATATCCCGAGCTGGCTCATACATGCGCTGGAGCCGGAGATTGCCGTGTACTTGCTGCCGGCGCGCACCGATCGCGATTGGTTTCGCCAGTGGAAGCCGCGAGCCGAGGTACATTGGTTCGTTGGCGAGAAGCCGCACCGGCGCTTGCAGTTCGAGCCGCCGCCAGGCTGCACCTACTCGAGCAATCCTGAATGTCACCTGCTGATGTGCTTTGGGCTAGGATTCATACCAGGTCGGGAGCGCTGGCGTAGCGGGCGTACATACGAGATGTTACCGAGGTTTCGTTTCGCAGGAGGAGCCAGAAATGGAGTGCAGTTGTAGTGTTTAGGGGTCGACATTGTCACGGGTGAAATTGACGAACGAGGAAATGAGGTGACAGCATGAAACTGGTAGAAACAACCATTGGCGAGGTCCCCGTTGGAGGGACGTTCTATGGGAAGGGGTCAAAAGATAGATACACAAAAATAGGTCGTGTCGCAGTACGTCCAGAAGAAGGTCCTGGCAAAGGGGATGTGTGGATTATGAAGGAAGACTCTACGGTTCTGGTCGAAGCGCCCCAGCCGCCTACATCTCAGCAAGATGAGATTTGGTACGACTCGCTTGCTGCCGCCCCTGTCAAAGAGCGGAAGCCGTGGCGCACGTGCTTTTTGTGCGAGTACAGGCAGGACGAGGGTGCTTGCGATGACTGCGATGACTGCTACAGCGAATGGTCGCCTTGCAAACCAATGCTGGAGTGGCACAAGAGCCTGACCCCTCGGTGAGCGCGACCACAGCTAGCTGCATTTTTTTTGTCGTTTTTGTTGAAGTCTCCGACAAAATCGGCGATAGTATATGTATGGCGACGCAAGAGATGCAGCAAGCCTATCGACACGGCAAAGCCCATGCTGGCCAAGACATGATGGGCATCGCTTACGGGCCAGACGGTGAGCACTGGGGCCATTGGATGGAAGACCCGGTGCTGCGTCTGTTTTGGGGCGCTGGCTACGAAGAGGAGCAAATGCCTCGCTGGGTCGAAGCGGAGCGCTACGGGGATCTACCCGAAGCGGGTGTGTCACGCAACTACGCGGACGACAAGGCCGAGGATGGCGTGTCGGTGGCGCGGTTGCTCGACGGGAGCGATGATTACAATTGGATGATGGGTGCATGGGGTGAGGATAGCGCCTACGCACGCCCCGTCCGCAAAGTAGCGGGGTGGCTGAACTACAATAGAGGCAGTGATGGCGAGCCGCTGTTGGTCGGCGCCATTCAACTTTAAAGAGACGATGACACAGACACAGGAGACGAAGACGATGACACAAGCAGAGATCACCAAAGCTATCCTCAGCAGCCGCCATGCAGCCCGCACCAAAGTCGAGAAGACCTTCCGCGCCATCAGCCCGGACCTGGCCGACTGCTGGCACGCGGAACAGCCGAATGAGCCGGTGGGCGTAATCCGCGCTGCCGTCGAGGCCGGTGAGGACTACGAGGCGGTGGCCTACAGCGCACTGGCCGACACCGCGCGTAGCTGGTGTGACGAGGTCGCGTCCGAATGCGACGGCCCCACACAGACCAAAATTGCTGCTGCCAAGGCGGCGCTGTAAGGCAGTAGCCAGTCTGCCGCGCTCTCCAGCCCCGCGGGCCGGAGGGCTAGGCAGCGCTATCGCTGATAGGAGCAAATCATGGAGACCATAGCGGCAGGAAGCGGAAGAGGGTTCACGGTCGAACTCGGGAAGGCGTTTGGCAAGTATTCCGTCTACGTCAATGGCGAGCGTTTTTATGGTCCGACGCCTGACCACGACAAAGCTGTCACTGAGTACACCATATTACTCCGCAGGTACACCGGGCAGTAGCCAGTCTGCCACGCCTTCCAGCCCGCCCGCGGGCCGGAGGGCTAGGCAGCGCTACCGCTGATAGGAGACAAAGACGATGAGCAGAGACATCCCAAAGTGTTCTAAGTGCGGCTGCTCAGCCATCGACCATGTAGTCGACGATGAAGAGAGACGTGAGTGTTGCTTGTGTGAATGCGAGCAATTCGAAGCCCCCTCATCAATGGACACCATTTCGCTAGCTGCGAAAGTCGCACACGAAGTAAATCGCGCCTACTGCGAGTCTATTGGCGATGACAGCCAAGTCCCGTGGACCGAGGCGCCTGACTGGCAGAAACAATCTGCCGTGGAAGGAGTGAGAGCTATATCTGCAGACCCATGTCTATCGCCAGAATCCATCCATGGTCTGTGGTGTAAAGACAAAATGGCAGACGGGTGGGTATACGGGCCGAAAAAAGATGCCGAAGCGAAAACCCATCCATGTCTGGTGCCGTACATCGACCTCCCAAAAGAGCAGCAGACCAAAGATGCGCTATTTAGCGCAGCTGTGAGATCTGTACTAGGCGTCGACGGGCAGTAGCCAGTCTGCCACGCTCTCCCGCCTGCGCGGGCCGGAGAGCTAGGCAGCGCTACCGCTGATAGGAGACAAAGACGATGAAGAGAAAAAAGACTTCGTTGAGAGAGAAAAAGGCTTCGATCAAAGAACGCGGCCAGAATAATCCGGGCGGCAACTCCAAGTACGGCAGAAAGCATGCATACTGCGCCAAGAACAAGGTTTGGGGGTTTGATGTACCTGAGCCGAAGCCCTGGAAATGAGGCGAAACCGGGCTAGGCCCGGTCCGCGGGAATTGCCCTACCCGTGCTGACGTGCCAGGGCAGACGAAGGAGACGCCAGTGAAAAAGACCTATCGCGCATGCTACTGGGTGGCTAATGACCGTCAGAGCGATGTAGTCCTGACGTGCGAGGCTCAAGCTAATCTCCCGGACGAGGATTTGCTCGCGATCGCGCGCCGCAATGCTCACGAGATCGGGCTGGACCTATCGACCGGCGAGCTCAAGGTCGGTGAGTGGCGACCGTTCAACCTGTGAAGAGTGGCAATAGATGATTCACAAGACGGCATACATCCACCCGACCGCCACCATCCACCCGTCTGCCCGCGTGGGCGCCTGGGCCTACGTTGGCGACGGGGCCCGCGTAGGTCTCGATGCTCGCATAGGACTAGGAGCTTGCGTGGGCGACGGGGCCATCGTATGCGCAAGAACTCGCGTGGGCGCCAATGCTAGCGTGTGTAAGAGAGCCTACGTAGGCCCAGGCGCCATCGTGGGGGCTTTGGTTCGCGTGGGCGTTGATGCCCGCATAGGCGAGCTGGCTCGCATAGATGACGGAACCCTCGTGGGCGACGAGGCCAGCGTGGGCGACGGGGCCAGCGTGGGTGTCGGTGCTTACATAGGTAATAGAGCCAGTATTGGCCTCGGGGCTCACGTGGGAGACGGGTCTAGCGTGGGCGCCAATGCTGGCGTGGGCGTCGGAGCCCGCGTGGGCTATATGGTCTACATAGGCGACAGAGCATGTGTGGGAGACGGAGCTCGCGTGGGCGACGAGGCCAGCGTGGCCGCCGGTGCCCACGTAGCTGACGGTGCTGTCGTCGACGACGGTACCTACGTCGGGCCCAAAGACGAAAGGACACCCTAATGCCGCCGCGCAGCTTTGATCATGGGACTCTCGAGCAGGTCATGAGCATGTTGCATAAGCCAAGGACTTTCGAGTACCTCCAACGTCAGCTCGGCGTTGACCGCAGTACGGTGTATGTGTGGTTGAAACGCGCACATGATGCGCAAAGCACAATAGAAGTAATCACTCGGCGAATTAATGGCGTCGTACATTACCAACTGATAAACTCTTGGAGGTTGCGGTGAGACAGAGACGTAATGATGACACCGTGGAGGTCGGATATTGGTGGGTGCTTGTCCCGTCATACCGCATGGTCCCCGAGCCGCCAGGTGGCGATTGGCTACCTTTCCAGGTCGAATCACGAGAGGACCTCGGCCGTGTGCTTGTCTACTGCCGGCGCGAGCACCCATCAGAGATTGGCGATAGGGGGCTCCTAACATGACGACCTTCGATTTTCAGGATGGCAATGGCCCAGTCCCAGCTCACAAGCACCAGAATGGAGGTGGTTGGGTCGCCGACACGGCATTCGTCGATGAGACGGCCTACGTGGGACCCGACGCACGGGTCTACGACAACGCGCGGGTCTGCGACGATGCGGTGATCGCTGGCACTGCGCAAGTATTCGAAAGAGCGTGGGTCTACAACTCAGCAGTGATCTTCGACAACGCGCGGGTCTACGGCGCTTCGCACGTCTTTCACCACGCGCAAGTCGGCGGCAATGCGTGGGTAAGCGGTAATGCGCTGGTCTGCGGTAGTACGCAGATTGGTGGTAATGCAGTGGTCTGCGGCGACGCGCAAGTCGGCGGCGACGAAGTGGTCAAACAGGTGATTTTGACATAGTGAACCATTGGATCCACCATAAAAGCGGAAAAGGGAAAACCCATCTCGTCCGTATAGTGGCGCATGGAGCGCCTCGGTCAGAAGATTTGTATGTTACAGCGTGCGGTTGGTATTATAGAAAAGACGAAGTCGTTGATGGGCAGAAAGGATTGAAGTGCCTAACATGTCTCAAAAGCAAGCGCGCATTGGAATTGTTCTCGTGACCGCGTGGGTTGTATTCAACTGTGCTATGGTGTTGTTGGCCAATAATAGATTGATCGTCATCGGCAGTATTGCGTTGTCGACCACTTTGATTGGTATATGGATCGATACAGTCACGAAGCGCTGCGAGGCTGAGCGCAAGTCGTGTTGGTACTCTGTCAAATACGACGGAAGTTGGTACATCGTGGATGAGAGCACTCATAGCCAGCCAGTTGCGGTTGTACCTCGAGGTAAAGATACGGCGGACGAGATTTGCCGGCTGAAGGGATTGAGCGATGAAAAGAAACCTTGAATACGAAGCTACCCGAATGAAAATGATACCGCATGCAGAGAGGCATGCCAACGTATCAGCTGGCAGATGGCCAAAGCCAGGGCAGAGTCGCATAGAATGGTATCAAATATGGAATCGCGCGTTTCACAGTGAGATGGAGCGGCTGGTCAATATGGGGGAGACGAGAAGATGAGTAGACAGGTATTACGACACGGTGATCGAGTCAAATACACGCGAACCGGCGAGCTCGGGTGGGTTGTTATGGTCTTGTCTGCCGACAAGAAACATGGCCGACCATTACCGGTGGTGCGTACCAAACTCGACCGCGGTGGCATTATGGTCACCACAGCGGATTTTCTGGAGGCAGTATGAAGGTAAGACTGACAACCGACAAGCTAACTAATAAGGTTTGGCGAGTATCACGAGGCGATAAGACTATCGGTCGTATACATCGTCTCTATACCGGGGAGTATTTTTTCAACGCCAAGCCGATGGAATTTCTGCATTGGACAGAGCTGTCCGAGCTGGCGGCGTTTATGAAGAATGCAGAGGACAACGAGAAAGGGAAAAGTTATGAAGAAGATCCTGTGGTGGTGTATTCTGCTGTTGACGATGCAGGCATGTGTTCATGGGTCGTGGACCTACGACCATCTCACGCCAAGAGCGTGCACGGCTCCGATCCAGATCCAGGTGGACAACCCGAGAGTCCGAGCGGCCGCAAAAGTCGCAGCGGCTCTTTGGAATGAACGACTTGGCTGGACCGCGTTTGTCTTCGACGAGTCGAAGACAGTCGCGCGAATCGTCGTTGGGATACCGCGTGCAGAGACGGTGGCGGTGACCATTTTGGCGACCAACGGCCGATGCACACCGAAGACGCAGATCTGGGTGATGCCAATTGGCATGCGAGAGCATCATCGGCTGGTCTACGTGGTGGCTCATGAGCTGGGTCATGTGCTTGGTCTTGAGGACACTGGTCAGCTCGGCCGGCTGATGTACCCAATCATGCCCCATCGGATCGCAGCTGGCCGATTGGGGTGGGTTACCGACGCCGAGGTAGAGCTCATCGAGTACTTGCATGGAAGGAGATTGTACTGACATGACCGCTATCGACCATATCGTCAGGATTCCGGAGATCGAAAAACGACTCAGAGATCCACAATGCATTGGCGTTTACGACGCTGTTTATAATCTGGTGCGCGACTATGAGTATGCATTGTGCGAGCTGCGGGCGCTCAAGCTTGAGGCGAAAAGCACCACACCCAATGCGCTGATCAACCGGGTCGACGAACTTACCCGTCGCGTCGACAACTTGACCAGCCGCGTCAACAATATCTCCCGCCGTATTTGACAACCTGTCAAACAAGAGGACCGACCTAGACTCACAGCCTGAAAAAAGCGCTGTATGCACCGATTTCTGTTGAAACCTAGTACTTTTTAGACGACAATATATGAAAGAGAGGAGGTCGAAATGACAGCGACTGCCTACAGGGTCAGAAACAAGGGCTTCGAGTACGGGTTGTCAGGCGACGATATCACCAGACCGGTGGAGGTCGTCCCTCAGCTCGCCTTCGACGATGTCGTCGTCGAGATGCGCAAGGCCACCGACAGAACGGCATCCGAGGTGACGAGCCGACTCGGCACCCACGAGGAAAAGATGACCGAGCTCGAGCAGGCTCAGCGCGAGCTGGAGGAATCGATTGACCGGGCCAATAGAGCAATGGCAATCATTGCGAAGCTGAAGAGGTAGAAATGAACCGACCAGAGGCGAAACGTTTGGCTCTCGAGTGCGCGAAGTGGTTGCTCAACAAGGCAGCCACGGCGGACTGGGGGGGCTCAATCGTATGGGACTGGTGTGAGGCTCATGGAATCAGCAGTGATGAGGAAATCTCGCAAATCGAAGACGAGGTCCTCTCACTCATCCCCGACCTCTTGCAGCAACTCGACAGCGCGAGGGACGCGATCGAGGTGTTGACGGAGCAGATTGATCGTCAAAGGTGCGAGTACGAGACTTATTGGATACTTACCGACGATGGCTCTGACGATTGACGATATCGGCCGCAGCCTCAGTCAATTCCTCAAGGTCTTCGTCATATTCGGCCTCTTCCACGTGCTCAGGCAAGCCAAGGGGCGTCTCGGATGCGGCTATTTTGGCGAGCTGCGCGTCGGTCAACTTGGCGAGGTTTTTGCCAGACACGGTGACGTTGATGTTGTGCTCGCTGGTCGGGCTGTACCGCCGGCTCTGCAGGATGAATTTGGCGAGGGCGTCACTGGGGCGGCCCCTGAGTGTAACGATCTTTCCTTCCCCGTCAATGGCATCGTATTCGGGGCCTGCACGTGCCCTCTCAATAATCTCTTCTTCGAAATTGTCGATGTATTCACCAATGGCATTGTCCCAGGCTCTCCTGAAATACTCATCGCTATCTCGCCACTTGTAAACGGCTTGACGAGTAACTCCAGCAGCTTTCGCAGCCTTCGAAACGTTGCCGTGTTCCCGAAGTCCGTTGAGAAAATTACGGGCAGTCACTTTAGTTTTCTTCATATCAGTCGATATTATGGCAAGCCCGGAGTGAGAGGTCAACAATGAGGCGCGACCAATACCTGAGTTTTGACGAAATCTTTCGCCTGAGGAGTGACGCCAGCAAACGGGTGCACGATTCTTCGGCCGACCGGCTCACGTGGCTATGCGTCGACATGGCGTTGCAGACCGGTCTCAGGGTGTCAGAGATGGCCAAAATCACCGTCGATGACATCGATTTCGAGCGCGAATTTATCCGTGTACATCGCCACAAGCGCCGGGTGCCGACGAGGGATATTATCGGCATGTCTAAGAGCCTGGCGGCGCACCTAAAGGCGCACATCCAGTGGGTGAGCGCACGTGAGAGCCCCTGGAAGGCGACTATTTGGCCGGGCGAGCGCGGCCCGTGGACCAAGCGCGGTCTCCAGCAAGCCTGGGACAAGGCGTGCAGGCGTGTCGGGCTACGCCAGAGTATTCACTGCGCCAGGCATACTGTCGCTACTCACATGCTGCGCAATACCGGAAATCTGCGCATGGTCCAAAAGCATCTGGGCCATACCTCACCGACGACAACGGCAAACTTCTACGCCGACGTTCCCCTCGAGGACATGATAGCGACTCTTGACGACCTGTTCGGATAGTGGCACTCTGGCTACATGCCGTCGATTGTCGATGTCCTAGGTCTACCAGATCGGTCCAGAGATGAGGAGTATTTCTCCAAGTTTCAAGGCGGTGGTAAAAAGCAGGTTTTCCAGGAAAAAGTGCGCCGAGCTCGACGACGGCGCCAGCGCAGGCGCCGCAAACGCCAGCCAGACATCAGCCAATTGGCGGCTGAGCTTTTCACCGACGACCTCATAACTGGTGGTCCAGGGACTGTCCCGGCCGAGGGGATAATACCGTACGGCAGCATGCCGGAGGCAATCCGTCGGGAAATCCCACTGAGCGCCCCACCTATCGGGTGGGATCCAGAGAAACTGTCGCCCCAAAAGCTTTTCCTCCTACGCCGTCTACAGGCTCTAGGCCAAGAAATGGCCTTCCGACAACAATGAGCACCGCCCACATGCGTAAGCGCCGATACCCGTTCCGTTGGTTGAACGGGGAATTGGTCAGAGAGAAAAGGTATGGAGAGACGCTCAACGAATCGATCGAATTTGCCGACCTGCTAGAGAACGGTGAGACGCTCTCATCGGTAGAAATCGACGACAGCGGCGTGACAATCACCGGGGAGGCCATAGCCACAGGAATAAAGACCAACAGCCAGGTGACGTGCACGGTAACAGGGTCTGGTGTGGCCACGTTCAAAGCAACGACGTCGGATGGGCGCATCTACGAACGCCGAGTGCGGTGGCTGCCAACCGACAGCGACATAGGGGACTACAAGTAATGCCGAGCAAGTCTCGCAAGCAGGAGCGCGCCATGCGCGCAGCGGCCAAGGATCCAGAGTTTGCACGGAAGATCGGGATTCCTCAAGACGTCGCACGTGAATTCGTGCGAGAGGACAAGAGGCGAAAGGGGAAGAAGCGTGTCTGAATCAGCATTACTCGGCGATGTCAAGATGGCCTATCTCGAGCCAATGGACAACGGGACCAAAGCAGTCCTTGTTTTTCAACTCGAAAAGCCAATAGAAATCAACGGTAGACATCACACTAGCGCCGGATGCATCTTAGATGAGAAGCGAATCATGGAAATCGTCGACGGTCTGCATTCAGTGGCCAATATGCGTGAGGCTGCGAAAGAAGCGGAGCGCATCATCAAAATACAGTGAATATAAAAAGTAGCGATGCCGCTGCGGAGCTACTGCAGAGGCGGAAAGCCAGGCAGTCTCTAATAGGATTCACCGAATACACCCACCCAAGCTGGGAAACCAGTGAGCATCATGGCAAAATATGCGATTTCCTAGAGGCCGTTGGACGTGGTGATATCAGAAGAGGGATAATCGACGCCCCTCCACGACACAGCAAAACCGAATTGGTATCTCGCCGCTTCCCAGCGTTCCACATGGGGCGGTTTCCAACATCGCAAATCATAATTTCGAGTTATTGCGACGATATCGCGCACGACATTTCGCGTAATATACGCGGTATAATCAAAGATCCGTACTACCAAATCCTCTGCGGGGATGATGATGATTTTCCTGGCGCGGTGCTCAACACGGAGACAACGGCGGGGAACCGGTGGGAGACTACCGAGGGGGGGATTGTCGTCGCAGCAGGAATTGGTTCCGGTATCGCCGGGCGTGGTGCCGACCTCCTGCTAGTAGACGACCCGTTCAAGGGGCGCGAGGAAGCCGACTCTCCACGGATGAGAGAGCGGGCTTGGAACTGGTTCTACGGCGAGGCAAAAACCAGGTTGATGCCTGGTGGTCGGATCCTGATCATCATGACCAGATGGCATGAGGACGATCTCGTCGGGAGGCTTCTTGATACGGAGCCTGAGAAATGGGAAATGCTGGTTCTACCAGCCATATCAGACGAAAACACAGAGCACGAAAAAGCGCTTTGGGAGTCGCGCTACCCACTGACCGTATTGCACGAAATCAAGTCGTCGATGGCAAAGGCCGGCCGGTTGCGCGAGTGGAATGCGCAGTATCAACAGAAACCCACGGCTGAGGAAGGCATCTACTTCAAACGCGAGTGGTACAAAGATCGGTACAAGGTTCCTCCCGAGCTCATGCGAGTGTACATGGCCAGTGATCTCGCCGTGACCGACAAGAAAAAAAGCCGATTTGCCGACTGGACAATCCACCTCGTGGGTGGCCTCGGTCCCGATGGAAGGCTGTACATGCTAGATGCATGGCGCCGTCGGTCCGACCCAGACGAATGGATAAGGGCCCTGATCGATATGGTCAAACGGTACAAACCGATCCATTGGGCATCAGAGGCCGGGGTTATCCGGCGGGCGACCGAGGGGATGATCGAAAAAGCCGCCAGGGAGAACAAAACGTACTTCGAGATGAAATGGCTCACCCCTTTGGCTGACAAAATGGCTCGCGGGGCGACTTTCAAGGGCTGGTCATCCATGGGCCGTATCGTTTTCCCGCACACACAGTGGGCAGAAGAGATCATAGAAAACGTGGTGGGGTTCCCGGCTATGCGAGTTGACGACCCATTTGACGGTATGTCTACCCTGTGCCTATCCCTTGACGAAGCGACTCCTCCTGTGCGAAGGTCTGAAACACAAGAGAAGCATGATCCATGGAAACGCATCAAAGCGCTACAGGCTGACAGATGGCTAACGAGATGAGGCCCACCATCAGCGACGAAGAATTGCTGATGTGCATCGAGCGATTTGACACGTCACTCGAAGCTCTCAAAGATAGTCGCGACAGCGCAATGATTGATCGCGAGTTTTACGATGGCTACCAATGGACAGATGAGCAGATCGCAGAACTAGAAAGCCGCGGTCAAGCGGTAATCACCACCAACCACATAGCGCCAAAGATCAACTACTGTCTCGGCGAGCAGATAGGCGCTCGTGTTGATCCGGCAGCCTGGCCAATAAACCCGTTCCATGAGGAGGGGGCAGACGCTCTCACCAAAGCGATGCGCTCGGTGATGGACGCCAATGATGCTGACATCTACCAAAGCGAGGCCTTCGAAGAGTTTATGATAGAAGGCACCGGAGCAATCCTTGTCACTCAAGAGAGGATCGGCGGTCGAGTCAGGATAAAGTTGACACCGGTGCCGTGGGACCGGTTTGCCTGGGACCATAGATCTCGACGACGAGATTTTGCTGACGCTCGATGGCTGGCCATTGTGGCGTGGTACGATTTGCCAGACGCCAAGGATGAGTACCCCGGCAACGATGAGATGCTGGAAGAGGCGGTCATGCATGGTTACGATGCGCATGACGACATATTTGACGACTGGCCGGAATATTGGGCGGAGCGTAACTCAAAGCGCGTGCGCATTTGCCAGATGTTCTACCAGAAGAAAGGCGACTGGTACGAGGCGCATTTTACGAAGTGCGAAAACGGATGGTTAAGGAAGCCGGAAAAAGTCACGCTGATTGACGATGATGGCAAAACCCAGTGCCCGTTGATCGCAGCATCTCCATACGTAGCCAGAAAACGCAGCCACAAGTCTCCAGACAGGCGTGGAGTCGTCCGCGGTTTGATCTCGCCACAGAAAGAGATCAACAAGCAGCGCTCGAAGGCTCACCATTTGGTCGCCATGAACCAAGTGATCTCAGAAGACGGCGCGTTTGTCATGTCAAGGGAGGAAGTCCTAGAGCAACTGGCGAGACCAGATGGCTTTGTCGTCGCCGCAAATGGCGCCCTTAAAGACCGAATTATGATACGGACAAACCTCGAATGGGCGCAGAGCCAGTTTGCAATGATGCAGGAGATCAAGGGTGAGATAAACAACATCGGACCTCAGGCGCCAATGATCGCCTCTGACGAGAGGGTGCAAACAGGTCGATCGCTCGAAAAGCGACAGGAGGCCGGCGAGAAACAACTAAAACCGGTGTTCGACTCGCTGCGATTTTTCTTGCGACGGCTGTACCGAGCCGTGTCATGGAAGATAAAGCGCTACTGGACCGCTGAGGATTGGCTACGAGTGACTGACGACCGCGAGCAACGCGGTTACCGATTCGTAGCAATCAACCGTCCAGTACAACGCTCTGTGCGCCTGAGAGAACTGCTGAGTGAGAATGTTCCACTCAATCAGGCTCTGCTGTGTCTTGGATTCGATTCACCGATCGTGGGCGAGGACCTGCTGCAATTTGCCACTTCGAGGGCCAATCAGCAGATGCAAGAGATGCAGGCCACCTTGGGACAAAATATGCAGCCTGAAGCCATGATGCCGATCATGCAACAGGCTACAATACAGGCATTATTGGAGATGCCAATAATGCAGGAGACCTTTACTCAAAACCCAATCGGTGATATCCCGACCGATATCAAAATCGATGTGACTCCTGAGAGCTCCGTATTGCAACATGAGCAATTCGAAAAGCTGGTCGAGCTGGCTGGCACTGGTCAAGTCCAGATCCCAAGCAGCGTACTCATCAGGGCATCATCGCTCCGCGAGAAGAAAGAGCTCCTGGCCGAGCTCAATCCTCCGCCTGACCCAATGGCTCAACAGATGGCCATGCTCAACCTTGCTCTGCTGCAAGCCAAGGTCGAAGAGACCAAGGCCAAGGCTGAGGAGTTGCGAGCCAAGGCGGCCGACCTCGGCGGGAATGTGCAATTCAAGGCTGGGCCACAAGCGGCCAAAACCATGGCTCAGGCCATGGAAGCCGCCGCCTCTGCCGGCGAAAAGACTGTTCCAGACGACGAGCGACAACCATAGGGAGGTTACCATGCTCAACAGGATCGTGATTTTGGCTGTATGTTCCGCTGCACTTTTCGGGTGCGGCCAAGTAGACCCAGACGACTATGCGCCAGTTGGAAGCCAGTATGGAAGGAGCGACGGGTGGTTCGCTGACAGCTCCGGGAACTGGCAACAGATCGTCAACGGGTCGGAGACCGGGACCTACTTTTCGAGTGGCGGCAATCTCGTGGTGGCTGGCACGCAAACATTCACCGGGGATTTAACCCTAAGCGGGGGAGCCGGTTGTCTGACGGTGTCTGGTAGTGGCGATTCAACGCTGGTCGCCGCAGATGCCGATGCCACCGCGTTTTGCATGGGGGCCGCGGGTGCCCTGGATTTGGTGTGCCTCGATACGACTGACGCATCTCCAGCATGGGACATCAAAGGAGTCGCCGGGCAAGTTTCGTTGCACGTCGATGCCGGGACCGCGCAGTTTGATGAAAGCCCGACCATTGGCGCGGGGGTAGCCGCTACCGACTACACGCTCACTTTTAACGGCGAGACCAACGACTGCGTGATGACCTGCATGGAGGACGAAACGCGCCTGGATGTCGAAGGAAATCTGCAGTTCGGCACCGGTGGCGCTGGGGTAGACTACACTCTAACCGCTGATGGGGAGACCAACGATGGCACCCTTACATGGAAAGAGGATGAGTCGCTCTGGGATTTCACCGATGCGATCAAGACGCCAACCCCATTGCTCGGATTGAAGACGGCCTACTTTTGCGGCAACGGAGCGAATGCCACTACTGCAGTCTACATGCCGCCGGTCATCCCCGGGACCGAGGCGGCCGACGGGTCGACTTACGAGTACGGCGAGGCAGGGTGCGATGGGCTCGACAACACGACCGAGACGAGTGGCGACGATTACATCCAGGGCAACGGGGCTCTGGCCATCAGCGTGGTGGGCATGGCGTGCGGTATCAGTGCGGCTGGCACCGACGACACGTATACTTTTCAGCTACGAGACGATGCAGCAGATGTCACCGGGGTGACTTGCAACGTGACGCTGGACGGCTCAATCCAAGAATGCACCGTACTCCTGGATGCTCCGGTGGTAATGGCTGCAGGGTCGCTAGCAGCCGTGAAAAACGTCGCGTCGACTGATGACAACGTTTCAGCCGCCGATGTCGAATGCGTGGTGTTTTACACCTATGCATTCTAACCCATTGACAATTGTCCAAATTCAGTAGCAGACTGATCTAGAGGAGTATAGCTTTATGGCAAGCAACTTTTTGGAGGACTTGGAACCTGTTGAGTCCAGCCAAGGCGGTGGCCAACCGACGCCCGACGACACTACGCCGGGTGACGACGCTACGGTACAGCAGGGTGGCAATGGCTCTGATTCCCCGCCAGAAGGCGAGGCCGGTGAGCAATCTCAAGGGACAACAAGCACTGATGTTGTTGCCCGGCAACCTGCAGCCGTGGATGGTGACCTCGTCAAGGCGCGCGAAGAGGCGGCGTATTGGCGGGGAGTGGCCGAAGCGGCGGCCAGAAATGGTCAGAGTGCGACACCAAAGACTCCGGACTTGACGGAAGAACAGCTCAAGGAACTCGAAGATCGTTTCCTGGTCGACCCGAGAGGGGAGACACAGAAAATTATCGGTGAAGTACTTGGAGCTGAGCTCAAAAGGTTCACCCAGCAACAGAGCGTCTCACGCATGATGACTGAGGTGGACGATTACGATACCGTTCATCAGAAGGTGAACGAGAGATACAATCGTGATCCAGCCTTCCGAGCTCACATCGATTCTCAAGTCCTTAATCATCCAGATCCAGCCCGAGTCCTTTATCAAATCGGCAAGCATATGGACTCTTTCACCGCCAACCCAGTGGACAAAGACGCTGAGAGAAAGGCAATGGAAGAGAAGATACGCGCCGAGGTAGAGGCCGAGCTCAAGAAGAAGTTTGCGCTCCAGGAAGCCGGCAACACGCCACCAACCCCGGCCACTGCCAAAGGTAGCGGCGGGACGTCGCCGGCAAATCCAAGCGGGAATGACCCAGACCCTCTGGCGAATAACCCGTTCGATTGAGAATGCCGGTGACGCGTAGGAGCGTCACATGGCCGATATGGCAGTCGCCGATGCATTGAAGGTAGAGCAGTGGTCCAAAAAGCTCGCCTTTGAATACGTACGAGACAACAAATTCCGACCACTGATGGGAAAGTCCGCAAACGCTCCCATCCAACAAATCACCACACTTGAGAAACAGGGGGCAGGGATCGAGGTCACCGTCCCATTGATCACCCGCCTGGAGGGGGACGGAAAGACTGGCGATGATACCTTGGTAGGATCCGAGATTGAGCTCGGCAACTACGGGCACAAAATCACCATCGACCAAATCCGCCAGGCTGTCAGGCGAGGGCGTTTCGAGCAAGCCAAGACGTTCTTCGACCTGCTCGAGGCGGCACGACCCATGCTCAAAAAGTGGGCAATGGAAAAGGTGCGCACCGACATCATCGTGGCGCTGTACTCGCCAAATGTCGATGGGTCGACCGCATATGCGAGCTGCAGCGAGGCACAAAAGGACGCCTGGCTGGCAGCCAACACCGATCGGGTTTTGATGGGGGCTGCAAAGAGCAATAACGCCACCGACGATCACAGCGCGGCTCTGCTCAACATCGACAGCACCAACGACACCATGACGGCTGAAATCGGATCGTTGATGAAGCGGATGATCAAAAGCACGACCGGCCGTCATGTGACTCCCACGTCGGTTAGCAACCAGGGAGAGTTTTTCATCTGTTTGTGCCCGTCGTTGCCGTTTCGAGATCTCAAAGACAGCACAACAATGGAGCGAGCAAACCGCGAGGCCATGGCCCGCGGCAGGAACAATCCCTTATTCGTCGATGGGGATTTGATCAAGGACGGGGTCATCTACAAGGAGATCGAGGAAATCCCCGTCCTAAGCGGCGTCGGCAACGGTGGTATCGACGTTGCAGCTTGCTTTTTTCTTGGGGCCCAGGCGGTCGGTGTGGCGGTCGGTGAGAAGCTTCACGCCATCTACCACGACGATGACTACGGCAACCTCAAGGGTCGAGGTGTCGCCGAGATCCGCGGGGTCGACAAGTTGATGTGGAACAGTGTCCAAAACATGGGCACGATCTACGTTGCTGCCGTCGCCGATACCTGATAACACAGAGACATGGCTCGCCGTTCCCGCTTCACGGCGGGGGCGGCTGTCATGCAGCAAAGGAGTTTTAATCATGCCAACATTCACGTATTTGGGAATGACCGACAAGGAGAAGGAAGCCATCGCCGAGCGCCAAATGGAGCTGAACCCTTTGGTGCCGCCCGACAAGCGCGGGCATCCACCCGAGTATCGGATCGACAAAAACGACGATGAGGACCTCAAGGAACAGAAGCGCGAGCGCAAGAAAAAGTGGCTAGCCGCCATGAGGGCTGAGATCATCAAGAGCATCGAGGACAACGACAAGCAGAGGGTCTTCCAAAACTCCTCAGTCATCGGGAGCAAAGGCAAAATCGTCTTCAAGAAAGGCGTGCCGGTATTTCTCCCCGATCATCATCCACTCGTGCCGAAGCTACGCGACCTATCGGCTGGCCAGCCGCAAAAAAAGCGCTTTGATGGCCACCAAGTCGTCGTGCACGAGCAGTTCAAGATGGAGAAGGGCGACACGACGTCGGCGGCCGCGCAGCAGAACAAGAAGCCCTAGGGTTAATCGGTGTCCTGGTCGGACAGCAAACTGTACGAGATGACCCTCAAATACATGGGGGTCACGCCTATGGGGCAATCTCCTTTCGCCGAGGACGTGGCGTTCGTCGAAGCGGCTTGGGTCTCTGTGTACGATCAGCTACAAGACCCAGACTTGGTGCCGTTCCCTCCGGACGACATACCCGACTACGCGTGTTGGCCAATCATGAAGTATCTTGCCGTCGAGGTGGGCCCGCGTTATGGGAAGGTCTATCCAGAAGACGTCAAGAACATCGCGTTGTCGGAGCTGAACAGGTCCAGATTCGGTGGAGCCACAGGAGCATTGCCCGCCAAAGCGAAGGATTACTGATGCCCGCTCCAGTAGCTCTACCTTTCTGGACTCAAAGCTGGGAGTCCAGATCGCGTAAAGTGACGTCGGAGCGCCTCGAGAACTGGTATCTCGAGCGCAACCCGGACAATGCTAAATTCCCCTACGCACTATACCCAACGCCTGGTCTAAAGCTTTTTGCTGAGGTAGGCGAGGGTCCAATACGTGGGTTGCACCGCATAAATGACGAGTTGTTCGTCGTTAGCGGCAAAAGGTTGAAACGCGTATATTCAACCGCCACTTCGGAAGACCTAGGGGAAATCAAAGGAGTTGGGAACGTGCATACCGCCGGTAACGACCAACACGTTTTGGTTGTTACCGGTGGGCAGCATGCTTATGCCGTCAACGGCGATGGTACAATAAGTATCGCCGAGGACAATATGGTAGGCGCAGCTTACCAAGACGGGTACGGTATTTCTGTAAAGCGCGGTACCGAGATGTTCTACATCTCTGACGTAGACGATCTAACTGGATGGTCTGGAGATTTCTCCAGTGCTGACGTTTTGGCAGATCCTGTTCTCTCTGTGCTTTCTCTCCATAGAAATCTTGTCCTTTTAGGGCGCGATTCAACAGAATGGTGGAGCAATACAGGAGCCGCCGATTTTCCATTTGCCAAAGTTGCTGGTGGGTTTGCTGAAATCGGAATAGTAGCACCCGGTTCAGCGGTCAAGGGTGGAAACACGGCTTTTTGGCTCGGGCAGGAAGGTAAAACAGGCGGGAAAAATGTTTACGTTGCAGACGGATTCCAGCCAAAACCTATCTCTTCGCCCGGGATTTCCCACCAAATAAGTAAGCGTAACTCTCCACAATCTGCCTGGGGGTTCACTTACTCCCAGGAAAGTCATACTTTCTACGTCCTGAACTTTTCGGATAAGACCATGGTCTACGATCTATCAACCGGACTATGGCATTACCGGAAGAGTAAGGGTATTGGTAGGTGGCGGGCCAATTGTCATGAATATGTATGGAATAAAAACATCGTCGGCGATTATGAGAACGGGAAACTGTATGAGTTAGACCTAGATACCTACGACGAAGACGGCGAGACAATACGACGCGAAGCGGACACAGCCCCGATACATGGCCGTGGTGATATGGCCATCATGCATGAGCTGTTTTTCGACATCGAGATGGGAGTTGGTCTTGACGGTAGCGTGCAAGGAAGTGACCCAGAGCTCATAGTGTCTTGGAGCGACGACGACGGTAGAACGTGGAGCAATGAAATCACTGTGAAGCTTGGTAAAATCGGTGGGTATAAGTCGCAAGCTCGCCTGTGGGGATTAGGGCAATACCGTCAAAGGTCGATTAGAATTGCCATATCGGATCCTGTGCCGGCACATATCATGGGATTGTGGGCGAACATTGAGGCAACGCCGACATGAGTTTCACAATCAAACGATCGCCACCGCCGAACCACAGGCTCGTAGATCAATACAGGATGATTGATCAATTCTGGTACACGTTTGTCCAGAGGCTGGTGGCCACCGACGACGATGGTACTGTTCTCATTACACAGGAGGACCTTCATTCTCCTACGCTTCTAAATGGATGGACTCAAAAGGCATCCTATGAAACGGCAGGATACTGGAAGGATTCATGTGGCGTGGTGCATTTGCAGGGCGCTATCACTGGCGGAACAAGCGTGGCTCACACGCCGTTGTTCCTCTTGCCTGATGGCTATCTACCATCAGCTAGAGTTGACTTTATCGACGCAGGTTCGACAGTGCTCTATGTTGATACATCGAGCGGTGAATTAAGAATCGCAAGCGGTACACCCGCAGATATTTTCCTGGACAGTATTACCTATAGGGCGTACGCATGAACGTCGGTGAAGCTCAGACAAGCGATATTGGCCGAATCATACCGATGACCAGAGCCTTCCATCATGCAGCTAGGCTGAATGACTATGCTGCATGGGACGAGGGCAAATGGTCAGCATGGCTGACAGCCTGCATCGAGCACGACTCAGGGCTGTGCATTTTGGCCACCAATGGCAGCGAAGTACCTGTAGGCTTTGCGACAGCTGTTGTAGTGCCTTCCTACTGGGACCCTGACGTGCTAGTCTGTCAGGAGACAGTGCTGTGGTGCGTGCCAGAATCACGCGGTGAGGGAGTCGGTAAAGCGATGATCAACGCGGTGGCGGATTGGGGGAAAGCCAAAGGATGCGTTGTGATGGCTGTCGGCACTCAACAGCACATGGAGCCACGCAAAACCGCTGTGGTCTATAAAAAGCTAGGCTTCGAATTGGTGGAAAAAGCCTACTCTAGGAGGTTGTAAAATGCCTTGGTTAGCTGCGGCGGCTGTAGGTGGTGCTCTGATATCTGGGGTGGGAGGCTATTTGGCGGCCAGAAAGCAGGGCGACACCAGCAAAGAAGCTCTGAACGCTCAGCTAAGGGCAGCACAAGATGCCCAAATGCGAGCCCAACTAGGCTCGGAAAACATCTACCGGATGCTCGGCGAAACAGGAGGAGCCGCCCAGGGAGTATTGAGGGACAGCATCCAGCAAGCCCAAGCTGACATTGCTGGGGCAGGCATTGGCCAACGAAAGCTGCTGGAGAGCGGACTTGAGCAAGCGCGGCAAGATTTAGCCTCCGGTAGGACAGGAGCGCTGGACTATTTGAGAGGTGGCCTGCTCGGTGCTCAACAGCAATTGACGCAGGGTGGACAGCAAGCCATCGGACTTTACCAGAGAGGGCTCCGAGAAGCCCAGGACGTCACGAGACGCGGCGGCGAACAGACCCTGGATTATCTGCGGCAGGGGTTTGGTGGAGCCCAGGACGTCATCAGCCGCGGCGGTGAACAGACCCTGGATTATCTGAGGCAAGGGTTTGGTGGCGCTGAGCAAGCCCTAGGCAGAGGAGCCGACATATACGCCAGCGGCATGCAGGGAGCGCTTGGGGCGCTTGGCGGGGCCCGTGGTGACCTAACGGTAAGACAAGCACAGGCTGAACGAGCTTTGATGCAGGCTGGCGGAGATGCCCGTGGTGCACTCACAGGCGCCGCCGGCCGCGCAGAGGGTGCTCTGTCCCCTTTGATCGGTCTCCAATCTCTCGGCCCCCAGGCGGCTCAGGCGTTGAGCACCAGAGATGTCACTGGTGCGCCGAGCCGTGTGGAAGAACTTCTAGGCCAAGACCCATACGCCGATTTCCAGGAGGACCCAGGTTTCCAATTCAGGCAGCAAGAGGGCGAAAAAGCCATACAGAGAGCGGCATCGGCCGCAGGTGGCCGCTTATCATCCAACACGCTTCGAAATCTGGCGCGGTTCAACCAAGAACTGGCCAGTCAGGAATACGGCAATTTCGCCCAGCGCCAGCTGGCCGCCCGTGGACAAACGCTGGGCGCCGCTGGACAGGCAGATGCTCTACGTCAACAGGCCCTACAAAGCCAAGCCGGTATGGAGCTACAAGCGGGGTTAGCTGCTCAAGCAAATCAGATGGGTCTGGCGGGACTCGGGTTCGGTGCTCAGCGTCAGCTGGCCGATATTCAAACAGGCCTGGGTCAGAACCTCGCGAATCTGGCTATTGGTCAGGGTGGGGCGATAGCAGCTGGGCGGCAAGCTCTCGGCACCGGCCTTGCTGGATTAGGGCAGCAAGCCGCCGGTATGCAGATGACTGGCGCGGGACAGCTATCCGGCATTCAGGCCAACCTCGCGAATCTGGCGACACAGGGAGGCCAGGCTATGGCCGGTGCGTACGGTCAGAACGTCGCCAACCTCGCGAATCTGGCGACACAGGGCGGCCAGGCTATGGCTGGTGCGTCCGGTCAGAACGTCGCCAATCTCGCGAATCTGGCCATGCAGGGCGGCCAGGGGCTCGCTGGGTTGCGCGGCCAGAACGCGGCCAACCTCGCGAATCTGACTATGCAGGGCGGCCAGTCTATGGCTGGCACATATGGACAAGGGATGACCAACCTCGCGAATCTGGCCATGCAGGGCGGCCAGTCACTGGCGAATCTCCATGGGCAGACATACGGCAATATCGCCAATATAGGCATGCAGGGTGGTCAATCGCTGGCTAGCCTGATTTCTGGCACCGGAGCCCAGCAGGCGAATGCCCTGCTCTCAGGATTGGGTGCGCAAGCAAACCTCACTCAGGCCACCTTGCCTATGTACCAAGCGCCGGTGCAATATGCTGGCCAAGGCACAGCGGCTATTGCGAACGCGGCTAACCAAGCCCTTAGCAATATGCTATTTCTTGGGGCCTCTCAAGGAATGTTTGGAGGGAGCCCAGCCGAATACAGGCTCTAGGAGTGTGATGAATGCCGCCTCTTGTCCAGCAGTTCGATCTTGCCAAAATCTTCTTGCAGGCTCAGCAAGCCACCGCCAACAGGCAACGCCTCGAGGCCAATAGGGAAGCTCTCGAGCGGCAACGACGGCAAGAAGCATTCGCTCAAAAAGTGCAGCAGGCCCAAGCCAGGGTATTTCAGGCCCAAACCCCACAGGCCCGCCAGCAAGCGGAGGCAGACCTTGGGCTACTCGACTCCGAGCGTCTAGCCAACATACGCGCCGAGAGGCGCACCCAGGAGGCTCATGACCTCGAGCAGTCACGCAAACGGCGCGAGCTCACGATCGATCGCAACCTAGCTGGGGCCCAGGTCATGGAAGAGATGCTGCCGGCTGCCATCGTCAATACTGAAGCCGGCCCCCAGGTGGACATCGGGGCCCTATTTGGCGCCACTTCGAGGATGAGCCAGATGGCTCAGCAAGGCCTCGTAGACAAGGCTCAAGCCGCGCGCATGCAACAGCTATTCAGGCAAGCCCGCCAAGCAACCGCCCGCGGTGCCCAAGGGATGCTCACCGGCGAGCAGATGGCCGAAGAGATGCGCGGCGTCGCCGGGGGCGTCCAGGAACTTCTCGCCGGTGCTAAGCAGGGTGTAGAGCTGTTCGGTGATCCAGACAAGCGCCAGAGGTTCCAGGCCCAGCTCGAGCAGATAGGCGGCCGAGCGTTTGAGATTGCTGGCGGCGAAAACGACTACGAGTGGCAAGTCAAAAACAACCCGGAGGCGGTTTCGCAAGCGAGGAGCGAGATCGAAGCTAGCAAGTTGGCGCGCGCTAAAGCCACAGCACCGAGGTTTGTGATTCGGGAAGGTCAGGAATATGACCCGGTGACCAAGGGCGCACGTACCAAATTGCAAAAAGATATGTTTGCCTCGCAGTCGATGCTCTCAAACTTGAAATCCATCGATATCGAAAGGGCAGGCGAATTCCAGACGATTCAAGCAGGGGCAAAAGCCGCTGGGGCTAAAATCCTCGACGCGTTTGGAGTTCTTAGGCAATTAGGAGGAGCCTCTGCTACGGAATTTATTGGTGGGCGGCGAGTATTCAGGGAAAAGATAAACAGAGTTTTCAATTCGTATCGGCAGCAAATAACAGGTGCAGCAGCGTCGTTCACAGAGCTGGAACGTTTAAAAAATTCCATCATGAACACCGATTTAGGGCCCGAAGAACTCAAGGCCTCATACGAAGCATTTGTCTCTGAGATTGAACGGCTGGATCGCATCCGTCGCCGCGTCCTACGAAAAGGCATAAATATTTCTGACCCTGAGTCATTCGGAATAGCCATTGACGAGGAGTACGCCAGAGACAAAGGCATCAGTTACGACGAAGACGTGGCTCCAGTAATCGAAGATTTGCGACGACGAAATCCAGGCATCTCAGATGAAGAGATCGAACGTAACCTCGAGGTACTGGGCCTATGACTACGATCGAGGAAAAATACCGAGCCAAATACGGCGCAACACGAGAGGCCGACGACCCAATCAGTCAAGAGATACAAGACGAGCTCGAATACGCAGACATGATGACCTGGGCAACAGGTACTCAGGAAGAAAAGGCGCGAATTGCCATCAAGCACCTAGGCAATCGTCTGCAGGGTGGGCGAGCCGATTGGGATCGAAACGCCATAATGATAGGCGAAACGCAGATATTCCCGACTCGACCCATGATCGCAAAATGGGAGAATCGCTTACGGGAGGAACTTGGAAAGGAAGCCGAGAAATTTCCGGCTCTCGGTCCGGCGGTGCGGGCTGGTGCATCTATCCCCATAGCAGAATCAGCCCAGAGGAAGTATCTGGAAACCCAGGCTGGCGAGCTCGTAAAAACTCCGGCTGGGGAAGTGGCCCTGACCCCAGAAGGACCGCGCCGTACCGATGAGCCACCACGACTCGGTCAGGCCGTTCTCATGACGGCCATGCCGGCGCTGACCTGGGCCGCGCCAATTGTCGCAGAGTTGATCGACCCAGGGACCATTCGGGAGACCATCTCCGACGTGGCGGACATCGCCGGCCCAGCGATAGAGGTAGCCCCCCAGGCCGCCGCCACCGCTCTCGCTACTCGAGGCGGAGCTGGCGCCCTTGGCCGAGCTGCCATCGAAGGCGCTGGGGGCGCCGTCGGAACCCTCGCGCGTCGCGCCGTATCAGAAGCGATCCAACCAGGCGAGGATATTGGCCTGGGCGAGACAGCGATGGCGGCCGGTACCGCGGCCGGTATGGGGGCAGGGGCTGAGCTGGCCACCTCAGGCGCAGCAAGAGCGCTGACAGCGCCGCGTAGGATGGCCATCGAAAGCATGACAGGCAGGGGCCTCAGCTCCAAAGCCGAAACCGAAGCGCTCGATACCGTCATGCGAGAGATGGGGGTCGAGCTCGACCCGGCACTCCTAAGCCTGAGCGAGCAAGGCGCGCTGATGACGCGCATGCTTCGACGGATGCCAGGTGGTGCTGATGCGTGGATGAGAAAGGACGTCCAAAACATTCTGGTCCAGAACAGATTTTTGGACCGGTACATCGATGCTCAGCTCGGCAAGGCTGGTGCCAATTTAGACCGCACAGTCAACTCTGTGGCCGCAGCTGTCACAAAGCAGGACCAGCTACTGCGCAAGCAGCAACTCAAAATGTTCTCCGATGCGATGGACTCAGCCCAAAGCAAGGTTGTCGGGCGTCAACTCGAGTTCGGCAACCTACTCGATACCATCCAGGATCTCGAGGTCAACAGCGGTCTCGATATGTCCAAATTCATTCGTGATCTGGACAAATACCAGAATGTCGACGGTGCACCAAGAATGAGCATTGCCGAGATGCAGAGAAAACTCTCTGATTTCGGCAAAGGGATAGCGCCTGATTTCACCAGTGATGCAGGGGTTAAGCATCACGTAATGGGAAGGCTCAAAGGTGCGCTTCTCGATGACCTGAGAACTGCAGCTGAAAACCCAGCCTTCGCCGGAGCTGCTCAAGACCTACTGAAGGCCCGCCACACCTACCACGTGATGCAGGCCGAGATTGATACCCAAAAGACACGGCTGGCCCGCAAAATCCTCGGGTTGAAAAAGGACCAAGGGCTAGAGAATTTACCGTCTGAACTGCTGGGCAAGAAATTCTCCGACCGTCAAGTCAAGCTGTTGGGAAAGACCTTAGGCAAATTGGCCCCAAGAACAAAACAGCGCCTAGTGCGCGAGATGTGGAATGAAGCGCTATCAAAGGCAGGGGTGACCAGGACTACTCTCAGGGGGAAGCAGGTGGCCGAAGCTGCACGTGCCCTGGAAGAACCACAATTGGCTCGCCGGCCGGCGGCTGTGGCCAAAATCATCGATGACATCAAGCCACGCTTGGAATTGCTCCACGGCGCCCCTTTAGATGAGCTCGACCGGATCCAAGACGGGTTCGAGAGGCTATCGCTCATCGACGAAGCGCTACGGCAGTCTCCGACGGCGCCCCTATTGGCCGCCGACAAGCTCATAAAAAGCGCTCACAACTTGATTCTAAACCCAGGTGAGTCATTGCCTGAGTTGGCAGTGTATGGGTATCGCAAGAGACTAACAGCGGCGATGACAAATCCAAATGGGAGTCAAGCACTGGCCACCATGGTCAACCCACCAAAAGACGCGGACGCTAGGACGATATCCAACGCTCTGCAAACCTTAATGGGTGTCATCTCTAGAGATCGATTACTATTTGGCGAAGACGAACAACCTGGACCTCTTGGAGTAAGTCAATGACCACTTTCCTGACCGTAATCACCTCAGTATGTCTCAGTTCAAGTCTCCCGACCCTCAAGTACCGCGCGGTAGACAACGATGGTGAGCCGATAAGCGGGGCGCTGATGTACTTTTACGAGGCCGGTACTACCACACCGCTGGCCACCTACAGCGATGAAGATTTGTCGGTAGCCAATGCCAATCCAGTGGTCGCCGACGGCAACGGGTGGTTCGAAGAGATTTACCTACAGACCGACGAGCCGTACAGGGTCGTACTCAAAAGCTCTGACGGTGCCACAACGTATTTTACTGTGGACGACATAAACGCCACTCAGCTAACGAGCTCATCGCTAAGCCTACGATTAAAGCAGGTGGCAAGTAATCCGGTCGATTACGGTGCTGTGGGCGACGGCGTGGCAGATGAAACCTCCTACGTACAGAGCGCTATCGATAACGCCACTGGCGTGGTCGATCTACTCGGCAAGACGTACCGTGTCGATAACACGTTGACATTGGACGTTGACAATTCTGGTATCATAATCAAAAATGGTACACTAGACTTTTCAAACTCGTCAGAAAGTGCATATATCGACATCGCCGGGACATCGAGTGGTTTAGCGTCATTAACAGCTGACGCCTCAGCTGGAGATTTGACAATCAGCTTAAACGGCGTGACAGGCCTAGATACAGGAGATTTTGCCCTCTTACAGTCTAACGTTGTATGGGGTGGCAGCGCTGTGACTGGCGAGATCGTCGAAGTTGATTCAATATCTGGCTACAACGTCACATTTAGAGAGCCAATAGAAGAGCCGTACACTGTTGCCACTTCGTCATACCTTTCGTGGTATGATATTGTCGATAATATCGAATTTCTTAACGTAACCTTTATAGGTAACCCATCAGCTAGCGGCACCGGTGATATGATAAAAGCACGAACCGTATCGAATTTGAAGATAACCAAATGTCATTTCAGTGGGTTTAAAAATTACGCTATAAATTTATACTCGATCGTTGTAAATGCTGTTATAGATAATAATAGATTCGTCAACTCTGGTACATACGGGAAATCTCTTTTTGTAAGAGGGTCTTCATCCAATGTAGCATATACCAACAACACAGTTTCTAGAGTTACCAATGGGTGTTTTTTCGGGTTCACTGGGGTCAATACATATGGCCAAGTAAGACACTCGGTAGCAAATGGAAATATATTTGAAGGAGTGACTAATGCTGTTAGATTCGAAGCCAATTCTCGACATATTGGTATTTCTGACAATGACATAACCTGCGATACGACTGGAGCCGGCGGTTCTGGTTCCGGTATTTACGTCGTTGGGATCGATTACAAAATCACAGGGAATAAAATACGTAAGGCTGGCGGTTATGGCCTCACTGTGTTAACTAATGTGAGCCCAACAATTTCTGATTCTAGAAGTCTTATTCTCTCAAATGTGGTGAACGATCCTGGCAGTTATGGCATCTATCTCCAAGATACAGATAGCCAGTCAATCGAGATCAACAGCAACACCATACACGGTTCCACTACTGGCATTCACATAGCTGGGCGCACTGGCGATACAATGATAAGCAACAATATCATACGAGAAAGCTCGGCTCACGGTATAAATTTGTCCGCCAACGACTACATTAATGTAGTTGGCAATATCATAGAGAATGCCTCTGCATCAACAGATTCTTGCATATATTCAATAGGTAGCTCTTACACTGTGATATCTTCTAATCGGCTTCACAGTGACGGCGGTTACGGCATTAATGGTGTTCTTACATATTCAAATATAGCATCGAATATCATAACTGATGCCGCTGAAGACGGAATATCTCTACGAGCCAATTCGTCGTATACGGTAGTGTCTAGCAACTACGTATTTGGCACAACAGCCTCTGTTTACGTAGACGATACCTCTAATGTCACTATTTCTGGAAATCTTTTACGCGAGCAGATAGAGATAGACGGTGTTAACAATCGTTTTTCAATATCATCAAACACGATATATTTAGTCGGCAATGACGCGTCCGCAATTTATGCCAACGCAAGTTCTGAGCTCAACCATGCGACTATCTCCGGAAATCTGATATATGGAGTAGAAGACGCTGCTGGTTACGGCATAAATCTAGTTCATGGCGATGACATTACTATAACTGGCAATACAATCCGTCGTAACGATAGCACTGCACCATCGATTAATTTGGCTGGAGATGGCGCTGGCGCCATAGATAACGTCATTATTTCCGGCAATGTCTTCGACAATGGGTCATACGTAATCGGCGAAGCTACCGACGCCAATGCCACAAATGTTTACGTAGGCGTGAATAGACTGGATAATATCCTAACTGGTTACGCCCAGGGGACTGTCACCTCAGACACTTCTGTGGGATCCGGCGCAAACACAGCTTGCTCGACGACATGCGGCACTGATCCATGTTTGGCAGGGTTTGACACCGGTGCCTCTGTTTTCGTAACATGCAGCGATGCCACGGCAGATACTTGTCTGTGTCATGGTGGCTAGGAGGATTTACAATGCGCGCTATTATCTTTTCTATATTCCTTCTATGTCCTGTCGTCGCCGGTGCATCGTTGATGACTCAAAAACTTCGGGTTGGCAGCCAAGAGGTTCTGAGTGTTTTTGACACAGCGAAAACCAACGACTACAACATCATAGAGGACGCTGCCACAAACGGCTCGCCATCAGTCACCATACCGCTCGACATGGCATGGGAAAAACTGCGCGTTTGGGTTTTCGTCACGTACGCCGCTAATACTTACGTGACCGTCGCTCTGTCGTGTTCACGTGATGGTACGAATTCAGGAGCGGTCCAGACCCGCAAGATAGAAGATGGCACGGCGACGCTCAGCGACCTGACCGACCGAAAGAATCTCGTCGTATCCGACAGGGACTATATGGTCGAGTACGACGTCAGGGGTTGCATGACGGCGACGCTTACGTTAGGTGGAGACAACACCGACGTGGCTAACCTCCAAGCGGTAGCGGTGAGGTGACTCGTGGATATACTCTTCGCACTTGCTCTCATTTTCCCTTCCAATCAAATTGGCGAGTCCGGCAGCTGGGGGCTAGTAGAGTTCAGCTCCGGGGGCGAGTACGACCTGGATGGCGACTGCCTGAAATTCGATGAATCAGGAGACCCGAATACCTATTTGTGCCCGAGTGCCGCCGATGAGGTGACGCTGACTTGCGGCGGGGTCGATGTGTGGGTCTGCAACGCGTCGGGTTGCGATCTGGCGGGAGAGCTCGGCGCGGTGACGTCGCTGGATGCTACTACACTCGCTACTGTCGTCGCAGCTATTAGCAGCAATGGTTCCGAGTACGATGATGACGTGGCAGTGTGCTTCGGGGACGATGATGATTTCTGCGTCGAGCACGATACGGACGGCTCCCCGGACGGTCTGCGACTCACTCAAGCGGACTGCGACGGTAGCGCGTGCAACCCGTTGGAGTTTTATAAGAGCGGTGGGGATAATGCAATTGCAATGCGGGCGAGCTCATTTACCAACCCGGACGGTAAAATGACATTCGGAGCCGCTGCTGCATCTGGTCACTCTTTAGGTGCAAATGATTCGCATTTTACTGGTAACAAGTTTGAGGTTGATGGGGTTGCATATTTCAACGATGATGTGAATATGTCAAAAAATATAATAATGGGATCATTACGTTACATTATTGGTCCTTACGGGAGCGGTTTGTTAGTTTCTAACACATATCAGACGAATGAAGGCGTCTCTATACTTACCGTCAATGGAAACTACGTACTAATAAGCGAATATGCAGATAGATCAATTAACTTCAATCATGCTGTTCAGACAGACCCGCCAATTTTTGGTCATTCTGCGGATGAAACAGACATCACTCAGTTTTTCTCTTTGAAATGGAACCGCCTAGCCCTGGGAGGTGACGGCGGCGGCCTTGGATGCATCAACCAGACTTTTGCCTACGATGACTTCACGGATGGCGGCGGGTTAGTTGGAACTCTCGTACTCGATGAAGGCATCCCGGACGGTGCGGTTGTGCAACGTTCTCTTTTGCACAGTTTGACTGGATTTACCGGTGGCGCTAACACAACGGCGACCGCCCAGATAGGCGACGGTACTGACGCAGACAGATACACCACAGGCACACCAAGCATCTACACGACCAATGCAAGTGGTGTCGATCTCGGCGTCCCGTCCGGTACAGCCTGGCATGACGACGCAAAGAGTGTGACTGTCACCGCCACAGTCGATAATGATTGGAGCACAATTGCAGCTGGGGAAGCAACCGTAGCAGTCTGCTATTGGACACCTTGACGCAGAGGATTTGACATGACAGGAAAAATCATCGCATTGATCGCAGGTATTATGCTGGGTGGGATTTCGGCTAATGTACCTAAGACCTTCTCTTTATCTCTCGATAATTCCGGAGCAGTAGCACAAGCGCTGTGGAATTGGATTGAGACACGCAGTTGCGGTTCTTTCGATACCGCCTATGGGCTGTCAGCGGGCACGTGCGCTACGCTAATGGACCCATGCATTGCCGGGACGGTCTTCTCTGCTACGTGCAACGGCACCACGAATCAGACGGATATGTCTGTCTCGTACAACCCGCCCGGACAATTCGAAGTGACCGTCCCTTAGGAGTAGAGAAGTGGCAGTACGAAGCAAAGGTCTGAAGTGGTGGGGGGCTGGTATCGGTATCTTCACGACGCTGCTTGGGGGATCGATTGCCGGGTTTACGCTCTGTGACAGAGTCAACGCGGCGGATCCGTGGTCGGCCCGAAAAGAGATCGACAATCTCGACGCGCGTGTGACGGTCATCGAGGATAGCCAAGCGGAGATCAAAGGGATGCTTCACGCAGTCGTCGAAGCTACCGGTGCCAAGTACGAAGATTGACGTCATAGAATAGATCGGGTACTATTTGTTTCAGCAGGAGTTCGTATGTCAATGCCAGCCAGCCCCGAGCTCATCAATTCTACGTGGGCCTGTTATACTCCAGGATTTGGTAAACTACATCTCCCAGTTAATTTCGTAGTTATTCACCGCCTCAGTTTGGAGCGAAAAACAGTAGCCAACCCGATACCCGTATCTGATGATCGTCTGGACGCTCGCTCTGTAAGTAGGGTTTTTTCCAACCCGGCCATGTGTACAGGTGGTAGAGTTCCATACCACGTACTCATTCGCAAGGACTGTCGCGTAGAGCAAATGCTTCCACTACTGGTGCGTGGTGCCCACGCGAGAAAATGGAATGCTAGTTCTTGGGCAATTGCTGTGGTTGGAGACTACAACAAGGAAGATATGCCACCAGGGATTAGATTGCTCACCTGTCAAATAGCATCGGTACTCAGCGTGATTTCCAACATGGGTATGTTTGGTCACTCAGAATTGCCAGAATCCTCCACCGATCCAGGAAAGCATTGCCCAGGGATTCGTGTTGGTATGGATTCAATAAGACGAGATACTGCTGCCTTGAAGCCTACAGGATATCGTCACTGGATTCTCGAACAACGGCTCCGGCACATTACCAAGGCCGGCTTTTCATTGTAAAAAGGAGCTATCATGGATACGAAACCGGGCTGGAAGACGACCGAGTTTTGGCTGTCGTTCCTAGCTATTCTGGCCGGCGCGGTTATGGCGTCAGGCATTCTCGACTCTCTCGGCAATGACCACTGGGCAGTCAAGGCCGTAGGTCTAATCGTTACGATTCTTTCCGCGATTGGCTACACGGCACAGCGAGGTATCGTAAAAGCATCGACGGTCAAAGCAAACTCGCTCAAGTCGCTTGCGGCCGAGGCCAAAAAGGACCCTCGCTAGGCCCGAGGCTGCTCGAGACAGTTAGCCCGAGATTGGACCGCACCGAACGTCTCTCCCCCGGACACGGTGCGGTCAATCTCGGGCTCATTGCCGCCGAAGACAAGATAGGCGCAGTCGTGGGTCTTGACGCTCGACTCTCCAAGTCGCTCAGCGCGTTCGCCGAGGCGAATGCTCTGTGGGACATCTACGGTAGGTCTCTTGACTACCAGGCGCTCGGAGGACTGAGATTCAGATGGTGATTGTCAGGACCAAAATTCTGCCGCCCGGGGCCGGGGCGTTCACCGCCTACCCGTTCATTTTCATCAACCCGAGGTACAGCGTACGGTCGACCATGCTCGAGCACGAGCGCGTTCACTACGAGCAACAGCGGCGGTGGGCGCTCTATGGGCTAGGAGTTGGTCTGTTGGCGTGGTTTTTGCTGTACCTGTTTTTCCTCCCGGTGTGGAAAAACCCGTTTCGCGATCGATGGGAGCGCGAGGCATACCACAAGGCACAAGGGTACAGCGACGAAGTGATCGACGCCATCCTGGTCCGTCGGCCGTATTATCTCTGGTCGCTGAGGAAAGGTAAGTCACCGTGGGCGGTTTAGATCATGAACTGCGGGCGAAGGGGATCGGATCCAGCGAAATTGCCATGCTGGTTATCGACGACAATGGCCAACCGCTGTCGCGATGGGGTGGGCCTCACAAGCTCTGGCGCATCAAAACCGGGGTCGAGATACCAGACGCGCGTGAAATCCCGTGGTTGGCCCGCGGACTGGCCCTAGAGCCCTGGATTTTGGCCCGGTACGCCGAGAAGACCGGCGCACGCTTGCGCAAATCGCCCGGGACCATCCAGCACAAGCGGTTTCAATACGTCGTCGACTCCGTCGATGCGATCGCATGGATGAACCACGACGGTAAGCTCCCAAGCACGGCCGTAGAAGCGAAGGCGCCGCTGCACTTCCAATCTTTCCACTTCGGTGAGGAGGGGACTGACGAGATAGATCCGCAATACCTCGTCCAGGGAGCGTGGCACATGGGGACATGGGGTCTGCAGCGCTGCGACTACCCGGTGGACCTCGGTACCGGGGATATCAAAATCTTCTCGTCAACTCACGATGAAGAACTGTGGATGTCCCTTGTGAGCGTCGCTGAGAAGTTCTGGGTCGACCACGTCGAGTCCGGGGTCCCCCCGCCACCAGATGCGACAAAGCAGACCTCAGATTGGCTCTCTCGACGCCTGAAGCAACGCGACCAAGACATCATCGATGCCGACGACGACATCGCCAAAAAGCTCCTCGAGATGCGCGAGCGGAAGATCGCGCTTTCCGCTGCCGCTGTGGAGTACGATAAGCTCGCCAACGAGATCAAAGCTGCGATCGGTGAGCACAAAGGAATTTGTTTGCCGGGTAACCCCAAAGCTCGGGTCACTTTCGGTGAGCAGAAGGGGCGCAGAACGTTCGATTACGAGGCATTCATCAGCGAGATCATCAAGCGGTACCTTCCGGAAAACGAGGCGCCGCCTGACCGAAAAGAGTTCTATGTACAGGGGAAGCCCTACCGGGTCTTCCGTACCAAAAACCTCATAGATATGGAGAACGAAAAGTGATCAAGGGAATCAGACCTTCACTAGCGCAGGCTGGGTACATCAAAATCGGCGAGCTCTCGGGACAAGAGAGGGTCGCCAAGAGCGGTCGGAAGTGGCGCCCTCCGGTAAAGCTCGACCACTTCAAGGTCACGAAGACCACGCGCGGCGACGATGGAAACCTCGAGGTGGACACTTCCGTCATGGATGCGCTCCAATTCGACTTCGCCGATAGCGATGGCTTGGTGCGTACCGTGCCCATCATCCTGCATTCCGACAACATCGATGATGTCTTCCCGACGCAGTACGCAGCCTACGCCGGCAAGCAAGTCGTCTGCCGTGGTAATGGTGAAAAGGCCACGCGTTGGCGCTACCGAGACAAGGTGCGTACGGGAAAGACCTTCGACCATCCATGCCCATGCCCGTGGTTGGAACGCAATGACAATGGCGTTCAGCTATGCAAGCCCCACGGTGCTCTACACTGCATGCTTGCCTTGCCAGGTCACGCTGTAGCTGGAGCAGTCTATCGCTACAGGACAGCCGGGATAATCTCTGTGCAGCGGATCATCGGGTCGCTCGAGCAGATCATGGCGCTCGTGGGCACCATCTCAAATATCCCGCTGATGCTGCGCGTCCAGCCGGTTCAGGTCTCGCCGGAGGGGCAATCGCAGACCGTGTACGCTGTGCATGTCGAGCTCAGAGCCAGCGACATCGTCGAGGTCCAAAGGAGGGCCATCGAGGCGCGCGAGACGCGGTCGCGACTTGGCGGGGGTACAGATGTGCAAATCCGTGCCCTGATTCAGCCCCCGGCGAGCGACGACGAGAGCCCCGAGGAGCAAGAAGAGGTCGCCAACGAGTTTCATCCATCGCCGCCGGACGACGACCAGCCATCAAAGCGCACCGATGCTGTCAAACAAGCCGCCCAAAATACCGCTGGCAAGAAGCGCCGGGGGCGCCCACCGAAGAACCCCCAACCCGAGCCAGAGAATGCATCTCCACCCGCCGCGTCCCCCGAAGAGGCGCAGCAAGCTCTGGAAGAGACGAAGGAGGCCCACCATGGCCAAGCTGAAATTGGCCCCGATGAGCCGCCGGCGCAGACTGACGACGACAATCCGGACTACGGGGAACCTGACGAGGAATAGCAGTGATCGAGCCCCGCAAATACCAGCTAGACGCCATAGCGGCATTCATGGCGAACCTGGACCGCGGGATTCGTCGCCAGCTCATAGTGTTGCCAACCGGCACCGGGAAGACGCTGACAGCTTTGTTGCTGGCTCGTCACCTCGGAGGGCCGGTGCTCTGGTTGGCACACCGCGACGAGCTCGTCCAACAGCCGTTCAAGGCAGCTAAAACGGTGTTGCCCGATGTTGAATGCGGGGTCGTCAAAGCGGCGCGCAACGAGTGGCGACGCGACCTCGTTTTCGCTTCCATCCAAACGGCATTCAGGGAAAAGAGGCTAGAGCAGCTCCGCCGGCGCGAGTGGAAGCTCGTGGTGATCGACGAGTGCCACCACGCGCCCTCGGCGAGCTGGAAAAAGGTCGTCTCCGGGCTCGGGTGCCTCGAGGACAGCGGCGGGCCACCTCTGCTCGGGCTGACCGCGACGACGGAACGATTGGACTCAGCCAGACTCGATGACATTTTCCAACAGGTGGCCTACCAATATCACCTCAACCAGGCGATAAAAGACGGATTTTTGGTCCGTCCTGACATCGTGTTCGAGCCCATCCAGGTGAATCTGGACAGTGTGCACAGCAGGCGCGGCGACTTCGACCCCAAAGAGCTCGATTTGGCGCTCCTCGAGGGCGGCATTATCGATGCCATCACCAACGCTGTCAAAGCCCATGCTGAAGGTCGAAAGACGCTGATTTTCACCGTCTCAGTGCGTCAGGCCCAGATGGTGGCTGATGCCCTGAAGGCCGAGGGGCTGGCGGCCGGGTCAGTAGACGGCAAGATGCATGTTGACGAGCGCCGATACGCCCTGCGTAAATTCGCCCGGGGCGACACCCAAATCATGGCCAATTGCGCCATTCTGACCGAGGGATTCGACGAGCCGTCCATCAGCTGTATCATCTTGGCTCGCCCGACGCAAAGCAAGAGCCTGCTCATACAGTGCGTCGGGCGGGGGCTGCGGCTCGCCCCGAACAAGCAGGACTGCAAAATCGTCGACATGGTGGCGATTACTGGCCGCCACAGCCTCGTGCAGGCCCCAGTGATATTCGGCGCCGAAATCGAAGCCGAGGCCCATGAGGCGAGCCAAGAAGCCCTCTTCAAGGTCGACCCGGCTGAATACTGGCGTCAGCGGCTGTCGACCCAGGTCATGGGCCTGCAATCGATCTCCCGCTCCGACATGAACTGGATCCGGGGCGCCGCCGGCGAGCTCCTGCTGGGGGTCGGGAATTTCGGTACCGTGCGCCTGCGACCAGATGAGGAGCATGGCGACTGGCGGATAGAGGTAATCGGCAACCGTGAGACGGGCCGCGACCTCGAGCCGCTCGCCGAGGGCACGGTCGAGATCGAGCTCGGTCAGGGGCTCGGCGAGGACTACGTTCGCCGGTGCAAGGCCGTTGTTCTGGCCCGGGGCGGCCGGTGGCGCGACCAGCCGGCGACCCCCGCCCAACTCGAGGCCCTCCGCCGGTGGAATATCGACCCGCCGCCCGGGCTGACCAAGGGACAAGCCTCCGAGATGCTCACCGCCGCGGCGGCACGGCGCTACGAACCGGCGACCCACAAACAGATAGCGTACCTGCGCCGACTCAGAGTTAAATTCGACAAGGGCATTACCAAGAAAGAGGCTGGGCGCCTCATCGGCGCCTCGAGAACATGAGGAGTTACGATGACTACGATCGAATGGACCGACGTCACATGGAACCCTGTCACTGGATGCACCAAAATCAGCGAAGGGTGCGAAAATTGCTACGCTGAGCGTATGGCAAAACGTCTACGAGGGCGGTGTGGATACCCGAAAGACGAGCCATTCAAGGTGACGTTGCATCATGATCGGCTCGTACAACCATTGCGGTGGAGAAAAGCCAAGCGAGTATTTGTCTGCTCAATGGGGGATTTGTTCCATGAGGATGTGCCAAACAGCTACATTCAAGCGGTTTTCACTGTAATGGCACGATGCTGGCAACACACATTCCAGATTCTCACGAAGCGTCCATCACGAATACTGGAGATAATATCTATATGGGTCAACAATGGGTTGACGTTGCGTGAAGGATTTGGGGCCGTGCTCCCACCAAATGTCTGGCTCGGCGTAAGCGTAGAGAATCAGAAAACCTCTGAGGAGCGCATCCCACTACTTCTGCAGACCCCGGCTGCAGTGCGGTTCGTCAGCGCTGAACCATTGCTTGGAAATATTTATTTAAATCACCTGGAATATGAAGCCATTTCGGAAATCGATTCGCTTCGAGGAACACATGGTTTAATCAGACCACATAGTGGGAAATGCAACAAACTAGATTGGGTAATCGTAGGTGCAGAGTCAGGACCTCGACGTCGTGAGTGTGACAATCAATGGATTGCAAGAATAGTGAAGCAATGTGTCGATAGCAACACACCTGTCTTTGTAAAGCAGGCGCACGAGGGGAGGAAGGTTGTCAAGATGCCTAAAATCATGGGGCGAGTATGGGACGGTATGCCCTGACGTGCAACTATGACAACCAGCTGGCAGGCCAATCTCGACAGCGTCAACATGGGCGCACACGCCTTGGCCTACGCCAGGCGCGGTTGGGTGGTAATTCCTATATGGTGGCCGAGCTCCGCCAAAAAGTGCGCCTGCCACAACGACGACTGTGAAAACCACGGTAAGCACCCGATAGTGGGGTTCAGCGGCTCCACCGACAGCGCCGTCATTTCCAAATGGTGGGCCAGGTGGCCGAACGCCAACATCGGCATTCTCACCGGGGAGCTCTCTGATTTTACCGTTCTCGACATCGACGGGTTGAGGGGTCAGAGCACGTTTCGTCGGCTGATGGAAAAACACGGCCGTCCGAACAACACCGTGGTGTCGATTTCAGGCAGCTTCGGGATGCACATTCTATTTAAGTACCGCCCGAGCCACACGATAACGACCAACGGGTTGCCTGGCATCGACGTTTTCGCCAACCGAAAATTCATGATCGCCCCGCCGTCGATGCACGCCAGCGGAAACCGCTACCGGTGGCATCCATTGGGGCACCCGCGCAACACCAAAATCGTCGAGGCTCCGACGTGGGTAGAGCGGATTTTCCGCGGTGAGTACACTTCCAAGCGCCGGTCAAACGGCAACTCGTCAAATGGCGGACCTGCCTGCGAGGGGGACCGCAACAACACGCTGTTCCGGCATGCATGCCGGATGCAGCGCCAAGGACTTCCTGACGAGGAGCTCTCTGACAGGGTGCATGCCCTAAACCGAGAGATGTGCAAGCCGCCGCTGCGCGATCGCGAAGTGGAAACTATCGTGTCAAGTGCACTGCGCTACAAGAAAGGTGCGTGATGGCCAAACACAGACGTCGAAACGCCCCTCGCCGGCTGCGCGAGTTGGAATCGTCCAGTGGTAACGACTATTTTTCGGAATTCACCGGATGCTTTTACAAAGTCGCTTTTCCGTCAAAAAGAATAGCGACCGCCAGGGCAAAAAAGCTCCGCATGCGCGTCTATAAATGCAAGCATTGTAAAAAATACCATCTCACAAAAAAAAGGTTGCATTATGCCACGTCGTCTGAGGTTTTTCCGGAAGTACGATATGAAAAACTCACAGCAAAGGAAATATCGCCTCACAAGATTACGAAACGAGCTAAAGGAGACACAAAAAGAAATTCGCGAGCTCGAAAAAACCGCTGGAAAACGTCTCGAGGTACTACGCCGGCATCAACGGCAGATTTTGAACCTGATTGGTAGAGTGGAGAATTTCCATGGTTGACGATGACCTATTTTCGGTCCCGGGCCCGCCCCCGGAGCCACCGGAGCCTCCACCGGAACGACCGGTCATCCAGTACATCAAGGCCGATGTTCACGATGCTGTAGATGATGCCATCCCGTTTGTGGCTGCCTCCGACCTGATTTACCAGCGGTCCGGGCGGTTGGTGAAGGTCGCCTACACGAGGGGCATCCGCGACGGCATCATCCGCGAGGACGAGTGCCCCATTATCATGAACGTGACGCGGGGCTACCTCATCGAAGTCCTCAGCCGTTGCATCTACTGGATGAAGTACGATGGCCGATCGCAGAAACTCGTCGGCTGTGAGCCCCCCCAGGCCGTCGTGGCTGCCTTTTTGGACCGGGGGGAGTGGCCTGACATCCCAATTCTGCGCGGCGTGTCCACAATCCCAATTCTGCGCGATTCCGGCTCGGTCTGCATGAAACAGGGCTACGACGAGCAATCCGAGTACTTCCATGCCCCAACGGTGGACAAATTGTCACCTGACTGGTCCTTCGACCAAGAGGGGGCCTCCGAGTGCTGCAAGGAAATCCTCGATTGGGTCAGCGATTTCCCCTTCGCCGAGGAGTGCCACCGGTCCGCGTGGTTGGCGGCCGTGCTCACCGGGGTGAGCATCCCAATAATTGATGGACCCACCCCCCTGACCCTCATCGACGCCAACGCCCCCGGCACCGGTAAATCGCTGCTCGTCGACGTCGCCAGTGTGATTTCCACCGGGATGAGCGCGGCCCGGTCGCCAGATGTCAGAGATGAGGAAGAGCTCCGAAAACGCATCACCAGCCACCTGATGGCCGGCGACCGCCTCTGCATGATTGACAATGTCCGTGGCGGCTCGAAAATCGGCTGGCCAGCGCTCGACGCCCTCCTGACGTCCGAAACCTGGTCCGACCGGGAGCTCGGTAAATCCGGGGTCGTTCGGCTCCCAGCCAAGACCCAGTGGTTTGTGACCGGCAACAACCTCGCCGTGGGCACCGATATCGCGCGCCGCACACTTCGCGTCCGCCTCGAGGCCAGCGTCGAGCGCCCCGAGCTCCGCTCAGGCTTCAAACACGACCCACTGCTCCGAGAAATCCGCCGGATGCGCCGCGACCTCATGAGCAAAGCCCTTCTAGTCGTCAGGTCCTACATCTACGCCGGCCGACCCGACGTCGGGGTAAAACCTCTCGGTAGCTTCGAAAGCTGGTCCGTCATTGTCCGCAACGCCATTATCTGGGCCGGCCTCGCCGACCCGGTGGACGCGCTCGTAGGGAACGAAGAGGGCGTCGATGAAGAGGATAGCGCCAGAAAAGTCCTCCTGCTTAATTGGAAATCTCTCAAAGGATTTCCTCCCGTCGAAGGCGGAATTACTGCCTCTGAAGCACTCAAAGAAATAGAAAATCATCGGGACGAGTACGGCGATATCATTGAGGCTTTAGAAAGCCTTTGCTATATAAATAACAGAAACGGCCTTCCGAGCGCCAAAAGCCTTGGTCGTGTACTAAACGGGATGCTAAAAAGAATTCACGTCATCGGTAATGAGCGCTACCAATTTACCAAAAAGAGGAATCGTAGAAATACTTTCATGTGGGACGTGGAAATTTCACCCCTCGAGCCTGATTTTTTGGCCAAAAGCCTAGTTTACGATGATCCAAAAAATAAACCCGACAGCAAACCTCGCACTCAAGTACCTGAAATCACAGATGGTCACGGGTATGATGGGTCTATTGGTTTAAATATATTGTTGAGGGGGAAATCAAATGACAGTTTCTATATAAGGGGAAAAAATGGTCCATATGGCCGGCATAACCCGCATGGCAATAATTCCAATAACTTAGATAAAAACGACATGCTTACCGATTTGGTAAGCAATCCGGAATTGAGCATGCAAGACCGGAAAAAAACTGAATGTGATGAAAAAAATGATGATAATCAGGATTTTGATGAGGAAATTTTCGGGTTTAATTTTGAGGACGAAAATAATGAAGATTAGGCGTTTTGAAAAGCTGGTTGAGAGAGAAGCGAGACTGGCGATTAACAGGGCCAAAAAGAAGGTGTCTCAGAAAAAGGAAGATGCCGAACAACAGGATTTTGTAATTTGGGCTAGGGCCATTTTTAATCTCGTATGGCATACTCCAAATGCACGAGAGAAAAAGACGGCCCGATTATATTGGCACTCGATGGGGGTCCTCGCCGGGGTGCCGGATATCTGCATCGTTCATCGAGGCGTGAATATAGCCCTGGAATTTAAATCGGCAGGCGGTAAACTATCTCCTGACCAAAAAAGAATCATGAGAACCCTTCACGAAAATGGATGGCACGTGGCTGTTGTTTATTCCGCCGAGGAAGCCAAGGATTTCGTGCGCTCCGTTCTCGGAATGGAAAAAGAGGAGTGAGCCCTTTGATTTTGAAAAAAAATGGCGCTCGGGTATGAGGGGGGCGCATTTTTGGGACCCACTTTGGAAAACCGGATCCATGCCACCCCCGGGGCGGGGTCGCGCGAAAGGGTCCCTTTGGCCGACCAGGAGCGCTTGTGCTGGTGCACCGGCGCCGCCGGCGGCGCAAGCCAGCGTAAGTGGTTGATATTACGTGGGCAACTCAGTACATAATTACTATTGTGTACTGAGTCAGTGATTAGGGATGTGGGTTGGAGTAGTTTTATGTGTGTTGAGGTGATGAACTGTGCTGTATCACCAGGCTCGGGCGCTCGGCAGGGGCGTGGAGAATCCACCCACCATACCAATTACGGAAACAATCAGCAGGTATTGTTTCGTAGGAGGAAACAGAGATGAGCAAAACCCAAATAACGCAAGGTGGAAAGACCATTCTGCAAGCTCGAGAGTGATGGGAGGTGAGCTATGAATAAGCTACAGAGAGATCTCGACGAGGCTAGGTTGATGGTGCTGCGGTTGGTCGTCTCAATGTCTCGGGTTGGTCGTGAGAGCAATGAGGACGCCGTCAGTGCGGCCCGTGATAAACTAGCAAATTGGGGGCTAGACATAAATAACGACCGGATGAAGTGCGAGAAGTTGCTCGGGTTCAAGTTTTGGTGAGAGGTTTGAGGAGGAAACAGAGGTGAGCGTCTACGTTGACAAGCTACGGACCTATTCGGACGAGTGGTATTCGAATCATCAAGCTGCTCGTAATGGCAAGCGCCACGGGCACCAATGGTGTCATATGTGGGCTGATACCGAGGATGAGATGCACAGGCTGGCCAGGAGGATTGGGTTGAGGAAGGAGTGGGCACATAGGCGACGTGATGGCTCAGTCCACTACGACTTGGTACCGACAAAGAGGCAGAAGGCAATTGAGCTCGGTGCGGTCGAGGTCGAGCGATGAACCGCTGGATAGCAAATACGAGGTCATTCATGCGATGCGAGAAGTGCGGTCGAGTGGAGCATCAACTCTTCCGCGATCGACCGAAGGGACAGCGAGCGAAGTTCGTCTGCTACAGGTGTCTTGGTGCTGAGGCTCCGAAGCCGAGTGATGAGTTGCTCGAGCTGTC